AAGCTATAACAAAGGCAGCGCAATGGACTCCAAAGATATTGAGAAGAAAAATCTCGAAGCACATGTTGAATTATGCGCTGTACGTTATAAATTCATAGAAGAGAAATTAGAAGCAGTCGACGACCAATTAGTCAAGTTGGCTAATGCAATTGGCGATGTTAAAACAATGATGCAGAACATGGTAGAAAAGCGTAATACTCAACTTATCAGTTGGGGCCTGGGGATCATGGCTGTAATGGTCACAATCATTGGATATTTGTTGACTACTTACGTTATTAAATGAAACCACAAGTACTTGAAAGATTGAAACGTATTGTTGAGCCCGACTTATCGGAACTGGAAAAGAATTTAATTTTTCCCGAGTCTGATGGGTATCGAGTTTTTAAGCAGTATTTTATGACTCCCGAAGAAGGGGCTATTAAAGTATTTAAAAATGAAAGTGCACAGGCTGTATTTTCCAGTGTCAAAACTGCGCTGAGCTGGTGTGTATCTGACAAGTACAGCCAACGCAGATTGCGGGACGAGATTGAACGCCTGGATGCCAAGAAGATGCTGTTGCAGGCAGATCTTGCAGTGCGGTCAGCGTCGCTGGGCAAAGGCACAAAACGAGAGCTGCGTGCTATAGCCGAAGACAAGATAAATGAAAGAAAATATCGTTTAAAACGATTAGACCTTCAATTAGCCAAATGTATTAATTTGGCTAAATATTGGCAATTAAGAGGATTTAACAATGAAACTTCACGAACTGGGCAGCAGCCGTCCCACCGAACAAGTCGCTAAGGTATTCGAAAGTATACTAGGGGACCGCGTTGATTTCTCTGGCATCAACCGTGCAAAAGCACGTCGTATGCTTGATAAAGTTCAAGCATTAGTGCGCGAACACAAAAACAGTCCCAGCCGCCATTACAGCGAACGTAATCCTGACTACATGCGTTTGGTCATGATGGGTCAAGCACTGACCAGCGTCATTACAGAAGGCAAAGTTAAAGAACTTGCGGCTGATATTGCAGATAGCAAAATGTCAGCAGCTGACTTCCTGGCCAAGTACAAGAAGACCAAGGCCGAGGCCAAGAAAGAGATTTCTGGCCAGAAGGAAAAAGTCAAAGAAGCTGCTGACGTTACTGACTATAATCCAAAAAGCCAAGGCGGATCAAGAAAAGAGCTGCTGGCAAAGTATGCCAAGTCCGGCAGTGCCAAGCATGCCGAAGCTGCTCGGCATGCCGGCGCTACACAAGCTGAATTAAAAAGCGCCAAGTCTAAAGCATTAGGCGAAGCTATCATCCCGGGCTCAACCGCGGTCCCGGGCGCTGCCCCTGGAACACCACAAACACCCCAGCAAGCTGATGCTGCCAAAAAAGCACAAGCTGCACAATCAGCACAAGCAATAGCAGCAACCAAAGATCCCAAACTAAAGATGGCACTAGGCAAGGCTGCCAAGGGACAAAATCTCAACCCCGACGAACAAAAGCAAGTGGCAGGTGCTGCTCTTATGAAGACAGAAGCACGCTTACGTCGTCGTCTGCGCGAAGAAAACGAGCTGCAAAAGAGTCAAACAATCCTGGCCATGCAAGACATGGTTGATCGTATTCAGAAAATGACCGAAGATGTTTCTGAAATGCAATTCAAGGACTTGCCGGCTATTGTGCAAACTCTCAAGAATGAAGGCAACCAAGACCAAGCTACTCAGCTGCAAGCCAGCACTTCTGCTGCGCTGACCCAACTGCTGCAATCGCTGCAAGAAGGTAAGACACAAATGGAACAGTCCCAGGGTATCTTAACTGGACAAGCTTCGCAAATTCCGGGCATGGATGCCGGCGCTGCCCCGGGCAACCTGCCTTCCCCGGATGATTTAGACGGTGCTGATGACATGGGCGGCGAGCCAGAACTACCACTCATGCCAGACGATGACGAAGACGAACTGCCGGCAGTCAAGCTGGGCCGTGAGCGTCGATAATGTTCTTATTCGAACTTGGTGAGTTTGATCCCGACACAGCAAAGCTGGCCGCACTAAGCCAGTTTTTGCTGGGTCGCGCCGACGATACTGATGCTAAAAAAACAATTTCAGTCAAGAGCTTTTTGCAATTGGCTGCAAACCAAGGCATTAGTCTAACTCAACAACGTTTGCAGGAACTATCCCAACAACCTCCCTTGAGCAACATAATTGCCGCAGTCGAAGACGACACTGGCAATGTGGTATTCAAAGGCGGTGACACCGAAAAGCCAGAAATGACTGTGGACAAAGCACAGGACACCGTCGATCGACTAGCCAAACGCGCTGCATCTCGCAGCATGTAACCAAACTTACTTGTTTTTTATCTCAAGTTCTAGTAAACTCCTTACTAGAACTTTTTTAACCTATGACACGACTTTTACTCGGCAAGCTTGAATTTTACATCACCAACGTATGCAATCTGACCTGCGGAGGATGTAATCGGTATAACAATTACAATTTCAAAGGTGCACAGAACTGGAATGACTATAGCGAGAATCTAGCTAAGTGGGCAGAGAAAATTGAAATCAATCATCCAGTAATTTTGGGCGGCGAACCACTACTTAATGCAACTATTAACCAATGGGTTGTGGGACTTCACAATCTGTGGTCCACTCGAGGTGCAGTACAGATACAAAGTAATGGCACACGCATTGATCAGGTGCCCGGACTATACGAGGCACTTGATCACGGTACCAATGGCTGGATTGGTGTTAGTGCACACAATCCAGATGATCTTGAAGAATTGACTCGAAGAATTAGACGCTTCCTCAGAGGTACTATAACTGAAACAGCCGATCCTAATCATCAAACAGGATCTAAATATCAATTTTGTGACAGCAACAATACAAAAGTCAATATATGGATGAATGACCACTTTGTCCAAAGCAATATTATTGAACAGCCTAATGGAAGATTCGGCCTGTATCAAAGCGATCCCGATGCTGCCCATGCCAACTGCACATTTGTTAAATTTAAAAATTATCATTGGATCCGTGGTAAAATTTACAAGTGCGGACCGGCTGCACTGATGCCAGAGTTTGACCGACAGCACAATTTTGACATCAGTGACGAGGATCGAATTTTGTTAAATAGCTATGATGCATTGAGCGTTGAGGATTTTGATCAACGAGGTGAAGAATTTTTTCGAACAATCGACGATGTTATTCCCCAGTGCAAATTTTGTCCCGAGAAGTACACATACGATCCAATAACATTTTCTAATCGAAAGAAAGATTGGAAACTAGTAGTTAACAAGGAACAGTAACATGAAACAAGGTAAAGTGTGGGGACAAACAGAATTGCTAGAAGCAAACGGTGTATTAGAATTTCATCGCATCGAAGCCAACGCTGGCGGAGTGTGTAGCAAGCACAAACACAAATTTAAATGGAACGGATTCTTTGTTGAATCTGGAAAAATGATAATTCGTGTTTGGAAAAACAATTACGATTTAGTCGATGAAACTATTTTAGAAGCAGGTCAATATACCAAAGTTGCACCTGGAGAATATCATCAATTTGAAGCAGTTACAGACTGTGTTGCATTTGAATTGTATTGGGCAGAATTTGATCACGATGATATTGCAAGAGAAACTGTGGGGTTCAATAAACATGGAACAACTTAATAGTGTATTTTTATTGGTCTGCGCACTCCCTGCAGCAGATTCATCGGAGGGTCAGATATCATGACAGAAATTTACGAGCCTGGCGAATTACAACAATTATTAAAGGATTAACATGGCATATTCATCCCAAGTGATTGATCACTACGAAAATCCACGCAACGTAGGTAGCTTTGCTAAAGACGACGAGGATGTTGGCACCGGCATGGTCGGAGCCCCGGCGTGCGGAGATGTGATGCGACTACAAATCAAAGTCAACCCGATAACAGGACTAATCGAAGATGCGAGATTTAAAACGTATGGCTGCGGGTCGGCGATTGCAAGCAGTTCTCTTGTTACAGAATGGATCAAGGGTAAAACGCTTGCCGAGGCAGGTAGCATTAAGAATACACAGATTGCAGAAGAGCTCGCCCTCCCTCCGGTTAAAATACATTGTAGCATTTTGGCCGAGGATGCCATTAAAGCAGCAGTAGCAGATTACCGTAAACGACATGATAACAGTAACTGATATTGCAGCTGGAAAAATCAAATCAGCCATAGCTCGTCGCGGCCGCGGAGAAGGCATCTTGGTTGGGGTTAAAACAACAGGTTGCTCTGGACTTGCTTATGTGTTAGAATACGTGGACAATGAAAATATTCACTGCATGGAACATCATGACTCCAATGGGGTACGGGTGTTTACTGATCCCAAATACAGACCCTACCTCCGCGGTATGACAGTAGACTATGTACGCAACGGGCTCAACGAGGGATTTGAGTTTCGTAATCCAAACGAAAAGGATCGCTGCGGGTGTGGTGAAAGCTTTAGAGTATGACCGAGCGTGAGCTGGGACAGCTGATCAAACAGCAACTTGTAGACCTTAACGAGACTATACGGCACCTGGCGTTACTGGGTGTTACTTGTGAATTAAAATTAACCAACACCCGTTACGGTGACGATCAAGTGCAGCATGTGTATTCCTCAATTGAGGTTGCTGCTTTTCGCAAAGTATCGGTCGGTCGTAAGCCCATTGAAGATTAGTAATACAATGGACGAAGAAAAATCCAACGTTGCCAAGGGCAGGCACAGTTTTGATGTAAAAGTAGATGGCATATTGGTGCCATTTTTTAATAGAAATGTTACACCTTATCCCACCGAAGCAGGCGGCCACAAATTTGATCTAGTCCCGGTTACACAACAAAAAGACATAATGATCAATCATGCTAGGATGTATGCCCAGCAAGAGTATGATCGTATTGTAGAACTAGTAGCGGTATTAGAAAAACAAGCACAGCAAATCAGGCGACGCTTGGAGGTTACAGATGCTGTACATGCAGCCGAGTATCAGTTTCAAATTGTAATGGGCAATTGTTACTGGTTAGCCTGGGACAGCAGAAAAGAAATAATGATACTGACCCATCATGGTCCAAACGACTGGAGCAGCGGTACTCCGGTTGACCTAGTATATCAAATCAAAGTAAAATACATGGGCGACCATACTTGGCTAGAAATCAATGAAGAATAAATTTATAAAGTTGTACAGTGACATTGCACTGCGTGTTGCGGAACTTAGCCATGCCAGGCGACTACAAGTAGGAGCTATTGTGGTCAAGGACGACCGCATCATCAGTATTGGTTACAACGGCATGCCTGCAGGATGGGATAACAACTGCGAAGATGAAATTCGTTATCCTGATGCACACGGTGTTACATTAAAAACTAAACCCGAGGCGCTGCATGCAGAGTCTAACGCGATTTCGAAACTGGCTCGATCTACAGAGTCCGGACTGGGGGGAGAGTTATTCATTACCCATAGTCCTTGCCTTCAGTGCGCTAAACTTATTCTACAGTCTGGGATTTGTCGTGTTTATTTTGGTAAACATTATCGAGATGATCTTGGGGTAGAGTTCCTTAAAAAATCCGGTGTCGAAGTACACCAAGTTACACAAAATGATTCCACAACGATATAATTACGCCCCTATTGACCGCACAACCATCAATGGCAAACGGCATTACTGTTTGCCTGATGGTACCAAGGTTCCTAGTGTTACCACAATCCTGGACAAAACCAAGCCGCAAGAATCCCGCGATGCACTGGCTAATTGGAAAAAGCGGGTAGGCGAACAACGAGCACAAGAGATCACTACAGAGGCAGCAAGTCGTGGTACCCGCATGCATTCTTACCTTGAGCACTATGTGTTGCAGGATGACATGAAACCGTTGCCAGCAAATCCTTTTGCACAGCCCAGCTGGTTCATGGCAGCGCAGGTTATTTTGGAGGGCTTGTGCCATGTAGATGAATATTGGGGAGTAGAGGTACCTGTGTATTACAGTGGGCTATATGCAGGTACTACAGACTGTGCAGGAGTGTGGAAAGGCCAGCCTGCAATCATGGACTTTAAACAAACCAACCGGCCCAAAAAACGTGAGTGGATCGGGGACTATTTCATACAACTTGCAGCTTATGCCGCCGCCCACAACAACATGCATGGCACTAATATTCGGGATGGTGTTATTTTGATGTGTGCCCAACCCACCTTGCTCGAAGACAGCAGCTATACCAAACCTCAGTATCAAGAATTTCACATCAGCGGCGATGAATTTGATCACTGGCATGATCAATGGTTACGCAGAGTAGACATGTACTACGCAACCAACTAAATACTGGATCACACAAGGAATCCAGTCGTGGCCATAGTCCAAGTATCCAGAATAACCAACCGTAAAGGTCTTACGGAAAATCTCCCCCAGTTAGCCGGTGCCGAACTGGGATGGTGCCTGGACAGTCGTAGACTGTTCATTGGCAATGGCACCTTAGAAGAAGGTGCGCCGGCAATTGGTAATACTGAAATTGTTACACAATTTTCAGATATTGCTGTTTTAAGCCCGTACACTTATCAGGACAGTGCAGTTGGTTACACTGCACAAACAGGACTGACACCTTCAGATCCCGTAGTGCGAACCATTCAACAGCGCCTTGATGACTACGTGAACGTACGGGACTATGGTGCCGTAGGTGACGGCACAACAGATGACTACTCTGCTATTAACCAAGCATTGGCCGACTTGTACTGTCGGGCTACCAACACGCAAGTACGACGAGTCTTGTTCTTTCCTGCTGGCACATATCTAATTACCGAAACATTGGTCATCCCTACCTATGCTAGTTTAGTTGGGGAAGGCGCCCAGTCGTCTATTATTGTACTGGGGGACAACGAAGATAACAGCACAATAACTGCTGTTTACGTAGCACAGTATGGTGATAGTAAACAACAAACCGGAGTTAATATTGGCAACAACGGTGCCATTGCTCCTAGAAATATCACAATCGACTCGATGGCATTACAAAGCAACAAAGTAACCGACTTATTCTTAGTTGAACAAGCAACAGAGTGTTGGTTCAATAGTGTTGATTTTATTGGCCCATTGACAGCAGCAGACATAACTGCTAATTTATCTACAGATAATATTGCTGGCATTCGATTCACCAACACCAACAGTACGAGTAATATTTGTAACTATATCACATTTGACAAATGCGGGTTTTCAAACTTGACGTATGGTCTCAACACAGATGAGCAAGTGCAATCTGTGACTATAAGCAATGGCAAGTTTGATACCCTGTATCAAGGTGTTGTACTAGGTGCCGGAACACCTATCGATGGTGGCCCTACTGGATTTCGTACTGTTCAGAACATGTTTGACAACATCTTTGCTGAAGGCGTTGTGTACGATGATGTAAGTTTGAACGCCAGCGCATATAACGTATTTTACAATGTTGGCAACAGCTTTGGTGGCAGCAATCCCACTGGACCTTGTATTAGATTTGGATCCGATAACAACGTATCAATCAATGACATGTTTGAGCGGTCTGATGCAGCCGCTACAACTTACTATCCTAGAATTTTTGTTACCAGCACCGGTACAGTAACTGGCGGTACACAGCAGCAACTGGGTCGATTTGTTCGCGAGAATGGCCGGTACATGTTGTTGACCGATGATGATTCCGGCACAGTGTTTACTTTTAATAAAACCCAAACCAGTGCAATTAGTATAGATTATACTGTAACACGCGGAACCTCCACGCGGCACGGAGTAATGTTTGTCTCGGCCGGCGCAACAGCGTCGTATAGTGATGACTTTACCCAAACTGATGACACCGGAGTGACATTATCGGCTTCTTTGGCAACTAACACTGTGAGTATAATATTTGCTACTACTAGTACCGGCTCTGATGCCGAACTAACTTACTCAGTTAACCACCTTGCTTGATGTGGCCAAATACGGTTGACCAACGCCTACAATCTTGGTACGAGTTAAGGCAACATGCTTCTACGGCTGATCTTGAATCTGCACTAGATCTTGTCAACTCTTGGTGGTTTAACGCTCCTTGGCGGCCCTACCATTTGCACTGGGACGAGCGGCAAAATTGGCCAGATCCCTGGCAATTATTAAGCGATAACATGTTCTGTCCACTTGCTCGCGGGCTTGGTATACTGTATACTATAACAATGCTAAACCGCCCAGATATTCAGGATGCCGAATTGACCGACTCCGACAATGACAATTTAGTCCTGATCAGCAACGGGAAATATATACTGAATTGGGACCCAAAACAGATCGTAAATACCAGCCTACCTGTGTTGGTAGGACAAAACAATTTTACTCAAGCAGTAGCAAAAATCAAAGTCGGATAACAATGAAATCAATTACCGTTTTAAAACGCGATGGTAATCGCGAAGACCTGTCCTTGGAAAAATGGCAGAATCAGATTGCGAAAATCTGCCAGGGTATATCTGACGTGAGTCAAAGCATGATCGAGATCAAAGCGCAGGTACACTTTTATGACGGTATCACCACCCGCGACATCGACAACTTGACCTTGCGGGCCATTGTCGATCTAATCGATGTAGAAAGCAATCCCGATGTCGGGCACACCAACTACCAGTATGTGGCAGGCAAGCAACGACTAAGCATGTTGCGGAAGGATGTGTATGGCTCCTATGAGCCTCCTCACCTGTACGAGATCGTAAAAAGAAATGTAGAAACTGGCTTATACACTCCGGAACTGTTGGAGTGGTATACCCGTGAAGACTGGAACAAGATGGAAGCAATCATTGACCACGAAAAGGATGAGCTATACGGTTATGCTGCGGTTGAACAACTGATTGAAAAGTATCTAGTTAAGAATCGTGCTACCAAGGAAACATATGAAACTCCACAAGTTCGATACATGGTCGCGGCCGCTACTGTATTTCACAAAGAAGAACCGAACAGCGCGAGAATGCGCTACATCAAGGAGTACTACCAAGCTGCCAGTGATGGTTTATTCACTCTGGCTACTCCTGTTCTTGCTGGGCTTGGGACCCCTACAAAGCAGTTCTCTAGTTGTGTGCTCATTCGTAGTGATGATGATCTTGACAGTATTTTTGCTAGTGGTGAAATGATGGCCAAGTATGCCAGCAAACGTGCTGGCATTGGTTTGGAGATTGGACGCCTGCGACCACTTGGTTCCCCCATTCGTGGTGGTGAAATCATGCACACAGGAATGATCCCGTTCCTGAAGAAGTGGTTTGGCGACCTGCGTAGTTGCAGTCAAGGAGGTATCCGCAATGCTAGTGCTACTGTGTTCTATCCTATTTGGCATCATCAGTTTGATGATCTTATTGTACTTAAAAACAATCAAGGTACTGACGAGACCCGGGTGCGACATATGGATTATGGGGTCGTGCTGTCCGCTTTCTTTTGGCGCAGATTTAAAAACAAAGAGGCTATCACCTTCTTTGACCCGAACGAGGTACCCGATTTGTATGAGGCATTTTACACTAACACCCAGCGGTTTGAAGACTTGTATGTAAAGTACGAGAAACAAGCGGGCCTGCGTAAAAAGACCATGAATGCAGAAGATGTGTTCAAGGGCGGCATTCTTAAAGAGCGCACCGATACTGGACGTATCTATCTTGTATTCATTGACAATGTTATGAATCAAGGTCCATTTGATCCCGAGTATCATACCATATACCAGAGTAACTTATGTTGTGAAATTCTATTACCTACTAAATCTTTCAAGCGCCTCGACGATGATGCTGGCCGTATTGCTCTATGC